GTCGGTCAAATATCAATGGCTACTACTGCTTTACATTCCTACAATTTGGGGTATGTTTAATCTGAACGATAAAACAGGGGAACCATGGGTGTCTGCTGCATTAGGATTAGGGTTTCTTGGTGGTGGATTTGTAACTTTGGCTACCAGTAGGATTATAACCAGAACCAGTTTAACTGAATCAAAGGACGGTTCTGAGTTAGACACAGATAAATAGTATTAATGAGAAAATTAACAATAGAAACAATTAAAAGTAAGTTTGAAGAAGAGGGTTATAAACTCTTAACTACTAATTACATAAATAACAGACATAAGTTAGAGTATATTTGTCCTAACAATCACAAGCATTCTATTAGTTGGGGTGATTGGGTGTCTGGATGTAGATGTTTTTATTGTGGTATAAGTACAAGTAGTAGTAAAAGAAAATTAAGTTTTGAGTTTGTAAAATCTTCTTTTGAGAAAGAAGGTTATACGCTTTTAACTGCTAATTATACAGGTAACACACAAAAACTTGAATATGTTTGCCCTAATAATCACAGATCTAGTATTACTTGGGCTAGTTGGAATCAAGGTATTAGATGTTCACGATGTTCTGGTAATGTTAAGAAAACTATAAGTTTTATTAGAAGTGAGTTTGAAAAAGAAGGCTATACACTTTTATCTAATAAATATACTAATAATCATACAAAGTTGGATTACGTTTGTAATAATGGGCATAGGCATAGTATTAAGTGGTCTCATTTTAGAGATGGTCATAGGTGCCCATACTGTTGTAATCATTCTTCCATAGGATTAGATTTTGATTATATTTTAGATTCTTTTGTGCATGAGAACTATACGTTGATTTCAAATAGTTGTGAAAATGCTAAAACTTCTTTGTTAGTTAGATGCCCAAAGGGTCATTTATTTAGAATTATGTGGAATAATTGGCAACAAGGTCAGAGATGTCCCAGATGTTCTAATAAAGTATCTAGATGGGAAGGTAAAATTAAAAAATTTATCACCACTTTAGGTATTAATTATGTATCTAACGATCGAACTGTGTTGGTAAATCCAAACACTGGTCACTCATTAGAATTAGATATTTGGTTGCCTAGTTTGAATAAAGCTATCGAATGTAACGGTGTACACTGGCATTCTGATGAGCAGCGTAAACAATGTGATGATATAAAATTAAAACTCTGTAGTAGGTGTGGTATCGATTTATTAGTAATTACTGATAAAGAATGGAATAAAGATACACATAATTGTAGAAATAAAATAAAAAAATTTCTAATTGGGGATTTTTAATTGATTGAGTTTAAAACAAATATGTTTGATATAGCTAAATTTATAGGCGTTGGTTTATTGATAGCGTTTTTATGGTTTAACTATGGTAAATTTACTAGTTGGGTTAATAGACCTGACGCATCAGATATGCTTACACCTAGAATAGAAGCTTTGGAGTCAGGGTTAGTTAAATATGCTGCTATGGCTAATACTGAAAGATTAGAACAAATGATTAATGATTTAAAGGAACAAAACAGCAATGCATTGGCTGTTTTAAAGGAAGAAGGTAAAAAAGTAGATGAGCTTACGTTGGTTGTAACTAATATGAAGTCAGAGTCTGGTATACAAAGCGGTGATGTGTATAAAGATGAAGATAAAGTAGACGAACCGTCAACTAAAGATTTTGCTGATACAGTTATTTATAGATCAGATGATAATGGTGAGGAGTTGCCTATGGCTAGAGTATTTTTTCATCCTTATATAGAGGATGAACCATGGACTGTACAAAACTTTCCATTACAGTTACATACTAATGTATTACAAGTTGAGAATGAATCTGGTATTTATGAAAATATTGTAGAAACTTATTTTACTAATGATTTTGTAGAAAGTTCTAAAGATAAAAAGTACTATTTTAATAGTGATGTGCAGTGGGCAAAAAGAGTAAAAAGTGAAAAGAGTTTTAGATTTAATTTAAGGCTTGGATTTGGAGCTGCAGTATCTACTGATGAGTTCTTTTCTGGATTAGATATTAGTATTGCTAGTTATGGTCGTACTAAAAGAGATATAGATTGGAGATTTTTTACATCAGGTGTTGGTGGTAATTCGGATAATGTTTTTGGGTATTTTAAACCATTTGAATATAATATTGGTAACTTCATACCACTAATAGAAAACTTGTTTATAGGTCCGTTTATAAGCACTGGTTCTAATGGAAGAGAATTTGGTGGAGGACTTTCTGTATTATTTTAATGTTTTAAATAAGTTATTTATTTTGAATTATCATTGATAAGGAGAATATACTATGTCTGATTGGAGAGATAATGATTATACTAAAAATAGAAATACAGGAGTAATACCATATAAGATAGAGGATAAAATAGGTAGGAAAGATCCTACTTATATTACTGCTGTTGAGATTGAGCCTACTGTGTCTGGTACTACATTAAGAACTAATTATAGGTAATTAGGTGATCTATGATTTGTGAATTATGTGAAAGAGTGGTTATTCCAGAACAGGAAAGTAAACACCATTTGATACCTAAATGTAGAGGTGGTTTACATGGTAGTTGTGTATATATGCATGAGGTCTGTCATAAACAAGTACACGCGTTATTTACAGAAAAACAACTAGAACTTGAATATAACACTGTAGAAAAATTAAAATCTCATAAAGATGTTCAAAGATTTATAAAATGGATATCTAAAAAACCGTTAAATTTTAATATTAAGCTTAGAGTTCGTAAAAGAAATAGATAATGGAGATTCAATATGGAAATAGAAAGATTACAAAAAATAACCGCTGATTTAAAAGATAGATACCCAGAAGTAGGGATAGACTCTATAGAGGTTGATGAGTCTACTGGTAAATCTACGTTTTATTTAAACCCTACTAAAAAAACATTGGCTTTTTTAGATAAACCCGGTAGTGGTGTTATACCAAGGCAATTTAGAGAGAAAGCATCTGTTATTACTAGAGATGCTATGCATAGGTCTAATTTAGATCTAGCTCTTCCTGATCATTACGCCTCTGATCCCATAGATTCATATCGTAGAGCAACTGAGTACTATTATACCGATCCTTTGGTTGGAACTGCTACTAATTTATTAGCATCACTTGCTAGTAGAGGGTTTGAAAATGACTTAGATGATGATAAAATAAAGCAGTTTTATGATGTATGGGCATTTGATGTAAAACTAGAAGAGGTGATTGATTGGATATTTTTAGATTTTTTTAAAACTGGACATGTTACTACTTATAAAGTTTTAGCTAAGTATGAACCTAGAATTTCTTACATATCTCCTGTACCTGGTCAAAAGTTAACTAGTAATGGAAACAAAACTAGTGGTAGCAATAAGTCATTATTAAAAATAATAAAGATGATGGAAGAAGAACGAAATGATTTTTATAAAAAATCTGTTGCAAAATTAAAAGAATCTGGGCAGAGAATCACAAAAAAACGTTTAGAAGAAATAGAAGATGCAGCAAAAAAAAATATATGGAGTAAAGGCCATTTACCAGTAGCATATACTATATTAAATCCGTTATTAGTCAACATAGAAGGTAATCTATTGTTTGATAAGTATTCGGTTAAACTTACCCCGCCTGCTGAGTTGAATGAGATGCTAAAAAAAGACAAGTCAAAATTGACTGAAGATGAAAAAGAACTAATAAAAGCATTACCTAGTGATTTAAAAGCTGCTGCAGAGAAAGGTGGTGAGTTTCAATTAGATCCTAGATTAGTTGGTACTGTTACTTACAGGAAACAACCTTATGAAAGATATGCTAGGCCTAGATCAGCTAGAGTTTTTGACTCAATAGAATATAAAAAAACACTTAGAAATGCTGATTTAAGCACGTTGGATGGTATTACTAATTTTATTTTAAAGGTGACCATTGGTAATGATGAATACCCAGTAGTATCTCAAGCGGAGTTAGAAGCAGTAGCACAATTATTTAATACTCCATCTAAAAGTTTTGATGTAGTTTGGAATCACACACTTAAAATAGAAAAGATAGTTTCACCAGAGATTGCATCTATTTTGGGACAAGGTAAATACGAACAAGTTAATGAAGATATGACAGGTGGCTTGGGTATTCCTAGGGCTATTATTGATGGTACTGGTGAAGTTAATGCTGCAGAGATTGGACTGATGATAAAAGGACTAATGGAAGAAATAAATTATGCAAGAAAACAAGTAACTAGATGGATTTATAGGGAATATCAACAAATTGCAGAGGCTATGGGGTTTGATAGGTTTCCAAAAGTTAGGTGGGATGAAGGAGTGCTGAAGGATACGATAATGTATATGAATACATTAGCGCAGTTAGTAGATAGAAGGATGTTAAGTTATAGAACTGCTTTAGAAGCACTTGGTTTTGATTATCCTCAAGAACTTAGAAATATGGAAACAGAGCTTCCTTTAGTTGAATCTGGTATTTTTGGTATTATAGGTTCTCCTTGGCAGCAGTCTAAGATACAACCAAATCAAAATGCTCCTGTTGGAACACCATCTTCTGGTAGGCCTACAGCTACTCCTAGTAAAGAAAAACAACCAAATACAGATCCACAAAGTAAGTTAAAAACAACAGTAGATAGTAAGCCAACTAAACCTACAAGTACTAAACCACCACAACAAAGTATATCATCATTAACACTTTCTGATCTAGTTAAAGGAATGGATAAGGACGAATTTACTTTATTTAAAAATGAGTTAGATAAAATAAGATTAAACAATTAACATTATTATAATAAAATAATAAACTAACCTTATATTGTTATAAGGAGTATTCCTTTATATGTTATTAGTATTGAAGTTGTTTTATGTAGAAATAGCGTTTAGTTTAATAAATTAAAGTATTTAAAAGCAGTTTAATTATAGTTATCAAATGTTTTAGATGAGGCTTAAACTGCTAAGAAGATGGAGGTGCTGTAATGGACAAAACTAGATTTTATCTTGAAGCAGACATGGTTATTCACAAAGAGACTGATACTCTTAGGGAAGCCGCATCGTCAATAATCAAGCTTCCGGAGGAAAAAGATAAACAGCCAGATCTATTGTACTTTTCGGCTATATTTGTATCTTCTGGAGAAAATTTGAATCATGCTTATTTTTTACCCAATGAGTTGGTACAAGCTGAAGGTACTATTGTTAATAAAGCCTTGGATGTAGAGCATAACGAGAATGAAATTATAGGTCATTTATACGACAGAGCCTTCATTGATAAAGATGGTAATAGGTTAGAGTTGGCTGATTTAAAAGAGAAAGCAAATACCATAGACACAGAAGATGTTCACGTAGCTATAGCAGGGGTGATATACAAAAATAGATTTCCTAATTTAGCAAGTGAAGTATCTGAAAAGACATGGCGAGTTTCTATGGAATGCTATTACCAGGACTATGATATTAAGGTTGGTGACTTGATTATAGACAAACAGGAAGCAGAAGTTCTTGGTGTTGCTTGTAAGAAACAGAACATATTTGGAAAAACTGCTAAAGTAATTAAAGGTGGGGTGAAGGTAGCGGAAGGGGCTGTGACAAGGGTGTTAAGAGGTATAATTTTTAGTGGGTGTGGTATAGTTAAAAACCCCGCTAATCCACCATCTGTCATATTGGAAACGGCAAACAATAATAGTGGTAGTGTTATGAATCAAGATGAAATTATTGTGTTGGATTATGATAAATTGGAAAAGTCTAATGATGTTAATAATGTAACCATTATAAATATGGAAGATACATTGGATAAGGATACTTCTGAACTTGTTTATGACGATTCAGTAGGGATATGTGTGTATTTTCGTAAAAGGGTGTTAGACTCTGCGTGTGAAGGACCAAATACTAAAGTATTACACAATAATTGGTGTACACTATGTGATACAGAGTGTTCATCTTTTTCTAGGGATACTACTGATCCTAACTGTTTACGTAATAAAGATGTAAAAAGTAGTGTTGGTTCTTATTTAGGTAAATTGATTTCTAAAAAAGAATACAAAGAAAAACAAAATTTATTGGTGGTAGATTTAGAATTAGCTTTAGGAAAAGCTGATAAAGCATTAAGCAACTAGATTTGGTTTAACAGCTGATTGGTGCGAGTCAGTTAAAATAATAATCGCTAGGAGGAAAAAAATTATGCCTTATTTAGGAAATTATCAAACAGGCGAGCTTAAAAGCAAACCTAGATTAACCAGAATTAACGGTGATGATAACGCTGCTGTTATATACAGGAATCTCGGCAATAATCATGCATACCCGTTTGTTTTTGCTGATACTTTTACCGTTGTGTCAGGCGCTACTACCGTGGTGTTGGCTAGTGGTATAAAGTTTCATGGTTACGATTTAGCTACTTATGGAAAAATTGCAGTTACTCCTGCATTTGATTCAGGTGCTTATTACATTACTAAGGATTCTAGTGCTAATGTGATTAGTTTTACTTGTACCAATGCTGGTGCAAGTGATGGGTCGTCTACTGTTGATGTATTGTTCATGTTAGGTGAAGATGCCGAAGTAGATGGTCTTTATTGTAGAGGCAATAGAGGTGCTGCACCTAGTTTGCCTTAATGAGTATTATTGATATTAGATTTAGGTAATTGGCGAAGGAATTAATTAATGATGGATCAAATTTCAGGTTGATCACTACTAAAAATTGAATTTAAATTATGTAAGGAGGTAAACTCTAGTATGGATGAAAAATTAAAAATGGAACTTAAACATGAAGTAGAGTCTGTTGTAGCTGCGATATTTTCTGAAAAAGAGGAAGCTGATATTAGGAAAAAAACCGAATCAGCACTTCAGGAATCAGCTGAGAAACTTCAAGAGCTAACTACATGTTTGGAAGAGCGTAATGAAGAGGTTTCTAGTCTTACTACTAAGATTACAGAAAGTGAAGGTAGAATACAAAGTCTTGAATCTGAGCTTGAGGCGGCAAAGAAAGAGACTGAGGAAGCTAACTCAAAAATAAGTGAGGCAGAGGCTGCTTTAGAAGACATTAAGAAAGACAGAGAGGCTGAATTGAGAATAGCTGAACTTTCTGAAGCAAAGGTTATTGGGGCAGAAAAAGAAGCTCAACTGGTTAAGGTTCGTGAGATGTCTAATGATGAATTTGCAGCGTATAGGGATGAAAGAGTTGCTCTTCGTAAAGCTGTTATTGACGAACTAGCTTTGGCTTCTAGTGTTGAGAATACGGTTGTAGAGGATACAGTTGTGGTTGAAGAGACTGCGTCTGATACTACTGTGGAGATAGAAGAGGAGACTGAAGATGACGACGTTAGTCCTGCTAATGTAGATCCTGGACAGGCTATCGCTGCTGCTTTGAACATGGAAGTTAGACCTACATCTGATATGGTTAATAAATACAGAGAGCTGGGTAAATCCATGGCTGCTTTAATGACTAAGAAACAAGAAATTGAAGTATAAGGAGGAAAAAGGATATGTTTATACCTAGACATTCTGTTGTAGAGAATCAATTTTGCAGTTATGCAGCACAAACCAGTGATACTACTGGTGTTGGTGGTGTGCTTTGTTATGCTGGAGCTGTATTGTACATGGATAATACAACAGCTACTGATGTAGAAAATGCAATAGTGAAAAGATACGATACTTTTGCACTTGAACCCTCAGATACAATGGAGAGAATTCCTATAGGGTTTGCTATGCAAAAGGTTAAAACTGGATACCATCAGGTACATCCTACTGGGATGGTTTTGCCTGGTGATATGGGGTCTAGTGACGCTATAGCACAACCATCGTACAATGCATCTACTGGTGCTATTAATGGTACTAAGTCTGTTCCTATTGGTGTTGCACACTTAGGAATTTGGGATACTGTGCATTATTGTAGTCTGTTTACAGGTGACGCTTCTGCTGGTACAGCTGTTGTAGCCACTGCAGATCAACCCATGCCTGGTGATGACCTTAGAGTTGCTGCAAACTCTGGTAGTAGGGTTGTTAATGTAGGAAGTGGGTTCGTAGATGCAGGTGATGCTACGTATGACGGACAGGTGCTGCCTAATGTTACTACTATTGTTGGGCGTGTGATTAAAGGTGTTTCCGCTGCAAAGGCATCTGCTAATATTAATAACACAGCGCTTTATCCTATAAGGATTAAATTATTGGTTTAATTAAAAAATATCGGATTAAGGCATTTATTAGTGCTTCCGAAACTAATTAAGGAGGAGTTGTTACTATGGATAGACAAGAAATGATGGAGCTCTTTAGGGCTACCGCAGATATTCAGACGCAGGAGGGCATAGCTGCTTATAGGGCTTTTGCCGCTGCACTTACAACTCCAATCTTGCAGAAAATTGAATTGGAATCTATAATGAGGCAATTGTTTTCGGTAGAACGGCTTGGTCCTGGTGCACAAGCTGTTTACCCTATTGCTGAAGATTTTGAGATTCCCGTTTGGGTATTACCTGGGCTTGGTTAAAATACTGACCCATACTATGGAGACATAGTGATGAAAATTCGACTGTAACGCTGGAAAATCTTGCCAGGCAGTCATTACTACTGAGGTGAAAACATGACTGATATAAGACAACCAGGTGGCAACCAATTATTTGATTTAGGGTGGTTAATAGGAGCTATAGATAGTGATGGTTCATACGTATTAGCAAAGCAATATCATCATAAAAACAAAGTGCTCTACTTTTTTCCATCTATAGAGATATCTAATGACAGCAAAGAATTTGTGGCTAACTGTGAAAGGATTATAAAAGAACAATTTAAAGTAGGTGTTTATATTAATTCTAGAGTAAGAAATCAAACAGGAAAAATTGGCTATAAAGTTTCTTTAAGAGGAATGAAAAGATTGTATAAATCTCTACCTATTATAGCAACTTATGAGGTTGCTAAAAAAAAGCAAGCGTGTTTGTTATTGGAGTATGTTACAAATAGGATGACAGTTAACAGAGGAACTCCAGTATCAGATAGAGATGTAGAAATAGCAGTTGCTTTGAGAGAACTTAATGCTAGTCATAATGAAATAAGTAAAGATATCACTAGAAGGTTAAATTGATTGAAGCCCCCAACGACTAAACGTCGAACATCCTATTAGGATGATGATATAGTCTGAACTATATGGAGACATATAGAGGTTGCTTCGCAGCAACCCGCCTAACAGGTAAAGCTGAGGTTTTATAAGTAACAGAATGATGTAGCCCAGAATTTTGTAGAAGGTATAGGAGAAGAGGTTAACACATAGGCCTCGTAATTTTGCTATATGCTGAAACGTCCTAAAGCCCTTTTTACTGTTAACGTGAAAATAAAAGGTATAATATAATGGATAATCACGCAGGGAACTTTAATATTGAAGAATTAAGATGGTTAGGTGGTTTAATTGATTCAGATGGTTGTGTGTGTATTAGTAGTAGTAAAAGAAGAAATAATAAAATAGTATATACACCGTCTGTGGTTATTACTAATATGAATAGCATTATAGTAGAAACTGTTCATAATATATTTAGTAATCTAAATATTAATCACCACATAAAACCCAATGGGTCGTGTAAAAATATAGTTGTTTCTAGACCTAATATTATAATTAAACTTTGTGCATTATTAAATGATTATGTGATAGTTAAAGGTAATGAGCTTGATATAATAAATTCATTTTGTGGTAGTCGTGTTTCAAGAGTTACTGAATTAGGATGTAACTGGAAAGCTTGTTACACAGAATACGAAATAGCTTTAGTTAATGAATTAACTATTTTGAATGGTAATCATTATAAAGAATGTATTGAGTATGGCATTTCTGAGAATTTAATTAATGATAGTAATTTAAATAAATTTTCACTTAGTTGGCTGGCTGGATTCATAGATGGAGATGGGTGTTTTACTATAAATAAAATAAGACGTCCTAATGGTAATTTTCAATACCAACCAATGATACACATAGTTACTGGTTCTCCGTTAGCTAAAAATATTATAGCGATTTATCTAGATAGATATAATATAGACTACTATTTAAAAAAAGAATTGCCAGGTAAAAAGCACAAAGCTAATTGTAAAAATAAAAAGTTTGAGTTTTATGTAAGGTCATTAAACGATTGTAGGGTTTTATCATCACTGTTGTTGGATAAGTTGCATGGTAAGAATGAAAGGTGTGGTAAGTTAATAGGTTTTTGTGATAGTAGAATTAGTAATAAAAATAAACCATACAGTGACTATGAAATAAATTTACATGACTATATAAAGAATGATATTAAAGACTCCTCAACGACTAAAAGCAAAACATCTAATGATGAAGATATAGTCTGAACTCGTGGGAGACTACGAGAGGAAAGTTGAAGTGCTTTCCCGCCTAACAGGTGAAGCTGAGGTTTTTATAAGTAACAAATTGTTATGTTCCTACTTTTACAATAGATGCATCTGCAGATTGGAAAATTACTTATGCGAGAGATTCTCGTATAGATATAGCTCAAAGGGCAGCTGCTAGAGCTGCTAAAGATTTAGCGAACTATGAAGAGGAGTGTGGATGGCGTGTTATAATGCCGTCAGCGACTTCATCTTTTAGTGGTAAAGGTCTGCTTGGTTCTAGACCTGCTCCTATTTATGAGATTGATCCTTCCTCTACTGGGGCTGGATATTTATCAAAGGAGCTAATCAATAAAATGATGGTTGGATTTAAAAGAATAGGTAGAACACTTACTGATTTGTATGTGTCTCCAGAAGACGCTGCTGATATTCGTGAGTGGACAGATACAGATATTGATCCTGTAACAAGGAGAGAGATATTCCAGGCTGCTGGTATGGGTAGTATATGGAATGTAAGTCTGCATGAAGTACAACACTTGGGTGCTACTGGTATGTATAATATAAATGGCAGTACTTCTCAGTTTGGTAAGTTTTTAGCTACTGCAGGCGAGATTTATAATTCATATACGTTGGATAATCCTAATGTTACATCAGCTGATGGTACTATCGCTACATTGGGGGAAACACAGATCCTTGGATTTGACCTTAGTGTTAATGACTCGCTTGTAATGCCTATTCGTAAAGAGTATGAGGCCCATGATGACCCAACTCTGTTGAGATTCCAAAAACAAGGTTTTTTTGGTTGGGCAGAATTAGGATTCGCTTGTTTAGACAGTAGAATGATTGGAATGGGTGTTATAGATAGAAGTCTGTAATCTAATTTATTTAAACCAGGTACTTTTTATAAAGTGCCTGGTTAATTACGATGAGGGGTTAGCCAAAAGGTTCTGTCCTGCGGTGATGCCTCTTTTAAACCCTGCACTGTTATAGTGCAGGGTTGATAACAAGTTTTGTACGAGGATATATAGTATAATGATATATTCTATTAAAATATGTGCTGTGTGTGGAAATGTTTTTAGGCCCACTAGTCCAAATCAGAAATATTGTGCTTGTTGTAAAGATATTGGCAATAAAGAAAAAAATCGTGATAGATATAGAAATATAAATAGAATTAATAATAACTATAAAGAGTATACTAAAATATGTCCTATATGTAATAATGTATTTCATACATTTTATTCACATAAAAAATATTGTGGGTCTTCTAGTTGTGACATTGAGCGAAAAAGAAGGAATGGAATTAAAGCAGATAAAAAACGTTCAGGGGTTAGAAAAAAAACTAGATTACTAAAAAAAGACGCAATTAAGAACGAGTCTTTGTCATATATTAAAGATTATTTTAATCAATTTAATTATGAGGTTTTGGATACAAGTTTATATGTAAACACTCATAATGGTTTTATAAAAGTTAAATGTCCACATGGACATATCTGGTACACAACGTTTCATAATTTTAAAGATTGTAATAATAGATGTTTATATTGTTATATAGATAATAATTATACATCTAGTATTGAACAAAAGGTTAGGGATTATTTCAAAAGTAATCATAACGACGTTGCTATAAGTTATAACGATAGACATCAAATTAGTCCTAAAGAACTTGATATTTTTTTTCCAAGTTATAACGTCGCTGTTGAAATATGTGGGTTGTATTGGCACTCTGATACAGCTAGAGGAATTAGTAGAAATTATCATTACGACAAGATGATAATGTGCTATAATAAAGGAATTAGGCTATTAACAATATTTGAAGATGAGATTAACTTAAAATTTGAAGTAGTTATGTCTAGAATAGGACGCGTTCTGGGATTGACAAAAAATATACTACATGTTAGAGATTGTGTTGTATCAGAAATAGATGTTTTTAATGTTAATAATTTTTTAAAAAATAATTATATTAAAGATTCGTTTGTTGATTCATTTAAAGCTTTTGGGTTATACTATGATAGTTGTTTAGTCGCTATTTGTAGTTTAAGTAAATGTGCTTTTTCAACTACAACATTAAAGTTAAATTGTTTTTGTTGTGAAAACGATTTGTTTATAGTAGATGCAGAAGTTGAGTTATTTAAACGAGTATGTAATTACGCTGTACAACATGGTTATTTAGATATATGTGCTAGTTGTGATATGAGATATGTTGATATATTTGATTCTGTTTATCACCGTTTGGGTTTTACTTTGATGTCAGAAATAAAATACTCACCTCATTATTTTATTAATGGTGTTAGATGTGAGGATTTAATTTTAAAAGAAACGGCTGTGGAACAAGACTTTAATGAAGAAGAGTTGGAGTTATTATTAAAACAAGGTTATAATAGGATATGGGATTGTGGACATAGGTTATATGTATTTCATATCCGTTAGGTCATTTTGGACAAGGTATATATTAAATTAAAGAAAAGGAGAAATAATATGAAAGGGTTTATTAGAAACAATACACCGGTATGGGTACATGCTTTGAAAAGGACAGTGGGTCCTAATCAGATGGTTCAGTTGGATGATTTGTATGAACAGTATGGTAAAAAACATGGTTTATCTGAAGGTAAAGAGTTTGTAGGGTGGCTACGTTCTGTTAAGCTAAGGGATGAAAATAAGTGGCAAATAGTTTTAGAGGAAGATAATTTTGACGATAATAAACGTGTTGAGGTAAAGACTGAAGATGAGTGTGAAGACACAAACAGTGAGGTAAAGGAGTCTGATGTAGAACTACAGTTTACTAAAGTAAAAGGAGGAGGTCTGGTTAATCCAACTAACACAAAGGATTTATCAGTTAAAGATGTTACATCATTATCAGTTAGGAAGGCTAGAGAAATAATTCCAACAATTACGGATGTTAAATTACTTAAATATGCATTGCAAGAAGCTAGACAATTATCAAATAAAGATAGTTTATGCATAATTTTAAGGAAAAGAATAAAAGAGATTGAAGTTTCTAGGTAGAATTAAAATTACTTTTCAAGGGGGCTACGAATGGCTAGAAGTTTGCTTAGACAACTAGAGCAGATTAGGAGGTCGTCTACGTATAATGACTCTGTATCTAGTGTTAATAGTTCTGTAGTAGCCGAACCTACAATTTCTGGTTCATTAGAAGAAGACCTTAACGTAATTAGGACTTTGATTAAACAACTTAAGGGTACTACTAATTGGTATGACGCGTTAGGTACTTATTTTAACCCAACAAATACTACTTCAGGTGGTGATTACTTGGAGGAGTTTGACTTAAATTCTATTAGGGGTAATACTCTTGATGCTAAGTCTATTATAATAGGTGTGTCAAACGACAATCTGGGATACGGTTGGACTGTATCAGGAACTAGTACTGGTATTTTGATGGATCTTACTACTCGTTACGCTGGTGGGGGTGGTGGGTTAGATAGAACTGGATTACCTATTTTTTCTAGTGTACTTAATGCTGGATCGTACTACGATGAGGGTGGTAGTAATAATGTATGTAGAATAGATGTTCTTAATGTAGATAGTGAGTTATGTTTACAAGACTCGTTTGGTAGAACCATATTTGCTAAGTTTCATGACGCTGTTGATTTTGGTGGTGTTGGTGACGGTACTGACGTGTTTGTGAAGTTTTATTACGATGATATGTCGTATGGTGTAGAGTGTGATCTTTCTACAGTATCTGGTCTTTCAGATACAGTTAAATTTATATATCCACAACGTAAACGTCTTTCAGATGTTGCTGAGTATGAATGGCAGCGGACAAAGTTTACTAGTGCCTGGTCTGGTGATATTGGGCTTATGGAGGATGTTCTTAATTTATGGAGTTATATAGGAACCTCTAATGATATAACAAATCCAGGAGCATGGACTAATGAAGGTGCTAATTACATACTACAGTCAAGTCCTGATGATTTGACTACTGCAATAGATTTTTTGAATACTCAAATTGGTAGTAGACTGTATACAGATGATAATTATATTACTGATGGTGATACTATATCTTCATCTCTTGATGCTTTAGATCAAGCATTAAAATCAGTTGCTGATTCAGTTGGTTCAGGATCAGCTGGAAGAAAATATGTTGAATCTGTTGCTTTAGAGATAACTAAGAATACTACACATTATTGGCCAGCAGAGTGGGGTTTAACTTATACTCCTAGTTTTATTCCTGGTAAGGAAGGTGCTAATGTTGATGTATATATAGATGGTCAGTTGTTGGCTGCTGATACTGGTAATGGTGGTATAAATGCGGATAGAGATTATGCAGAGGAAGAAGGACCTACTACTACTGCATCTGGTTTTATGTTTAGGTTTACTATACAAGCTGGTCGTAATATTACGTATATAGTTAGACAGTAATTGTGGAGGATGTATTATGGTTGCTTTATCGAATAGAGAAGAAAATAGTAAATTAAAACAATTGATAGTTAAAGCTGAAGATAAGCAGGTTATAAGTAAAGAAGAAGCTGGTTTTGCTATTACTCTAGTTGAAAGATTTAGGAGTGATATAGAGAAAAAAACTAGACAGATTGATGTTTTAAGAGGAGAGTTGAGTCAATTACAGACAAATGAATTAGTAATTGTTGAATTAATTAATAATATGATTAAAGCAGCTGATCGTGATTTGATTAGGAGAGAAGCGATGAATAGTATTAAAGAAAAAACTAAATATGATAACACTATGGGGTAGAAATGGCTATACCTAGTTTATAGGTAGTAAATTAAATAGATATATGTTAATATATATGGTTTAAATAAGCTATATAATTAAGGACGGGTGAGAATAATGGTGGTTGAAAGCAACAAAGCAGATATGACTATAGATAATATTATAAACTGCTGTTTGTGTGTTTTTCGACCATTTTTTTTGCATAACGGTTGGAGGTTTGACTAGTCATGATAGTATTGAAAAAACAAAGATTTCCAGGTTCTCAGGTACAACTAGTAGTTAGTAGATGTATGGGTATATCGGAGCCACTTATTGGAGAACTAAATGGTAATAATCAAGTTTTTACTACTGTTAATAACTACACATCTGGAAGAATTAGTATTCTATACAATGGACAAGCTTTGCATAGCCCAGATGACTTTATTGAGACCGGATCAAATGAAATAACTTTTATATACATTAAACCAACTATTGAAGATAATTTGAAGGTTACATACGAGTATGAAGATTGTATTGGGGGGGTTCCTGTTAGTGGTAATGATGCTATAGCATACGGTTCGTCTAGTCATACTGTGGTTTTTTCTACTCCTATGGCAACTGTTAATTATGTTGTATATACTAGTATAACTAATGTTATCGATGCCAACCTTTCGTACTATTCAGAGATAATTACAGAAAAGACTGTAAATGGATTTACTGTTGACTTTTCTGGTAATATAGATTCCGATAACTATGTGTTGGAATGGGTTGTTTTAGAGTTGTTTAATTACGCAGGTTAGTGTAAAGGAGAGACACATGATAAGGGCTAATGTAGGAGAGCGTTTTATGATTGTAGTTGCACTTTGGGATGAGGCTGTCGGTATTAATGCTTCTGGGAGAACTGTTTATTATGACATAAGAGATGAAAACGACGATCCTTTATTTCCTCCAATAAATGGAACTCTTATAGAATCTACTGTTGCATCTGGTATTTATAAAAAAATATTATCAATAGATGTTCCTGGAGAATATGTATGTTATGCTGTGTGTGATGATTTTTATTCAAGCACAGAAGAAATAATAATTAATCAGGAAAATATTTATGATGAGGTTAAAGCGTCTAGAGCATATAATTTAAAAGTAGAAGACGTAGTAAGAGATAGTACAGTACCTACAGCTTCACAATTGGTAAGAAATGTTCCTCTTGGTAGTACTGATTATATAATAACTTATATCAAGAATGATGATGATTTGGACTGGTCTTATCCTACAGCTAGTGGTGTATCGTTTGCTTGGTATAAAACCATTAATAGTGAAATGCCATTTAAAATGGGGGATAGTGGAGTATAACACATGGGCTATAATATAAAGTATCTTGTTTCTTCTGGTTTTGATTTATGGTCTCAACCGTGTGTTGAATCAGGGACTGTTTCTAGTGGTATAGGTGGTGGATACATAGAAGTAGAACCAGGTTTTCAGATGATAAGTGTTCCTGTTATATATGGATATTGGTCATCCATTACACATGAGCATGTACATGATGGGGTTACTGTTGCTACTGTTGGTAATTATATTGTAGATCAAATTGAGGATATTTATGGAGCAAATGCTGCTACAATGGTAGAAGTATTTAATACTATTATAGGCGGACATGGTAGTTATTTTAATTTTGTTCCAGGTGTAACTGATTATGCGTCTACCCATAATTTTCAACTTGGGTATTTTGATTTTGGGGCAAATAGTTATGAATATATTGGTTTCTTCATAAAGTCTATACATCCTATAGTTTTTACTATTAAGTGGGGAGATATATAATGGCTGTTAATATTACATGTACTGGTAATATATTTGATAATGTCGGAACAATGTTTACAGGATCTGATGTGTATTATCAAATATTTTTTTATAAGGTTAATGCGGCTAGTTCTTCTTCTACTTGGAGTAATACTAGAAGTTCTATTTTAGGTCAATATAATTTTAATTTGGCAGATTCAGATTTATTGACTACTGCTGGTTCTGCTTCTTCTGGTGACAGGGTAGTGGTAGTGTTTTGGACTGGTGTTACTATTGATAGAAACAGTGACTATTCATTTATAGATTTATGGGGCGCTTTTGAAATTATTCTGGGTTCTGGTCCTGGTATGTTAAGTCAAGATGTGTATGTAAATGATGTTAGTGTGACTACTAATTTAGATCCAATACTTAGCTGGTCACTTCCTACAACTGGTTATGTTAATACTAGTTATACTGCAACTAATACTAGTTATGATACGCATAGTTTTACTATTTCAGGCACTACCATGTATCATTGGTATAGTAGATATGGGCAGATAATAAATGCTATAAATCAGATTAACAATTCAGATTATTACTGGGGAGATGATACATTTGATTTAGATGTGTCTGGAATTGCTAATAAAACACATCAATGGTCTGTTGCTGGTACTTATGAGGTTAATTTAGTTGTTGAAGATAATTGTAATGCTACAGTAACAGGTACAAAGTATATAGATGTAAAATGGCATCCACCTTCTCCTGATATAATCATGATACCGTCCAATCCATATCCTAATGAACCAGTGTTGTTTCAATGGGATGGTGTAGATACAGATAATACTATTTTATATATAGACTGGGTTATTAATGATTCAGGTGTTTATGGTAATACCAATACAACTGTTAGTGGGGCACGAGATGATGTAATAGCTCATCTAGATGGACTTGGTACAAGTTGGTGTGGTACATTGGCTTCTGGAGGTGCTTTTACTAATCCAGGAAGTCACGTTATAAACATTGCTTATCATTGGTATGACGGTTTTGATTGGCATCATGATACATACAACAAGTCGTTTATACAAGAGTTGATTACTGGCCCAACGGTTGATTTTACTCAAGTTCCTACTAAAGCTACTATGGCTAATGTGGTGAAATTTATTAATAACTCTAGTAATATAGATAGAGTTGGGTTAGGATTACCTGATTGTAATGAATATGATTGGACGTTTACTTATGATGACACTTCTATTGATTATTTAGATAAACTATATAGTTACGAGTTAGAGGTAATGGCAACCTCAACAAATTCACAAGTAGAGCTTTGTGCTTGGTGGAGTGATGGGTGGGATACACATAGAACATGTGTATATAAAGATGTAGTCTTTGCAACTACTGTATCAGTTACACCAAATGATTGTTATTATGATTTATATATACTTGGTACTTCTGATAATGGTTCTGTAACTGGTTATAGTTGGACTATATCATCTGGAACTACATGTAGCGGGTCTTGGACAGAAATATGGTCTAGTCCAATAGATATTGACCAACAAGAAAAATCAATATGTTTCACTTCTGTAGGATGGTATAATATTACAGGGTATATATATGGTACAGGTGATACGCTATATGATAATTATGTTTTATATATTGATGATGTTTGTCCTACATTAAGTGGTGTTGTTACTTGTAGTGGGATTACTGATGTTATATGGAATGGTACAGGTGTTCTAGATTTAGGTGGGGATTGGGTTCATAGTGGATATGGAACAGAACAATTTTATGCTATGAGAACAGGAACTAATGGTTTAGACGCAACAGGAATGGTGAATAATAATAATATACTATTTTATAAGGCTGGTGGTGTAAATGTGTTAGCATATGACGTTTTGGTCGTGTGGATTAATTTACTAAATTGGTCAGTTATTTCAGAGCTGAGTGTTGCATTCCAGACACTAGTTGATGACAAGTGGACTACATCATTGAATTTAAGTACATATATCAATGTAACATTGTTTAATGAATGGCAGAGAGCTGTAATACCATTATATCAATTTGAATTATCAAGTAATATTGTCCATAAGCTAAGATTTACTAGTCATGATAATATTGGAGTTTACCTGGATGATATATCATTTGGGGTGGGTGTTGTGGTACCAATAGGACTTTATAGTGTAGCTGCTGAGGAGATTGGAGAAAAGACACAACAAGGTAGAGAAGAGTCTATTTCTATAGATGTAGATGTTGTTGACCTTAAGCCGTATGCAAAGTTAGATTTGGGAGGGCTAAGGCCAAACATGAAAAGTAGGGAAAATGTACCGTCGTTGGTATCAACACCAGTTCCTACTAAATTATAATGGAGGTGATATAATATGATTTCACTAGCATTTTCGGTAAGTGATATTAATACAGTTATGTTGATATATAATCAGATAGAGGTGGCACGCTCTCAAACTGAGCTGCCTTCTGATTTGACTAATTATGTAGTTGTGTCAGCAACTGGATTTCCTATTGAGTTGCAACATGGCACTACTCAGTATCAAGTAACAGATCCAGATGGTGCTGCTAATAGTTGGTACATATCTAGATATATAAATACAACCACTAATTCTTATAGTGGTTGGTCAGACCCAGTTTTAGGTGAAGTAGGTGATTTGTTTTATAATCCACTTTATCCGCCAGAAATAGCCTATGGTAGTGCTGATCAATTAATTATAAATAGAATTAGGAGACTTATAGGAGATCCAGTTGGTTTAAGAAGAGAGTATGGAACTGATGCAGAGTCATCTATACATTTTGATAATAAAACTTATGAATTTGATGAACGTGGCTGGCCGGTTTCTATAACAATGGGTGGGGTTCAGATGAATGATAGTACGGATCCTACTATAAATGGATATAGATATTTAAGATTTGATCAAGATATTTCTGTTACTACTGTTTCTGGATGTGTAGAATATGGTGTAGATATATGGTATTATACATTTAGGTTTAGTGATAGGGAAATAATGGAAGCTTATGATAGTTGTCCAGTACCAACTGGATTGACTATGGTTACTTCTAGCTCTGAGGCATACATACTACAAACAGCTATAGATCTGTTGACTCAAAATATTACAGAAAATATGTTTGAAGATGGAGCTAAAATATCCGATGAGGGTAGTGTGTATGATCCATCTCCAGGCATTAATGCTATGGAAAAAGTGTTAGATAGGCTGCAAAAAAGGCTAGATGAGTTAGTCAAGAAACTAATGATGTCTGGTATTACAGGTTATAGGGTAGATTAACTGGGTGGTTACAAGTTTTGTCTAAAAAGTTAACATATGGATTTGTAAAAGAACAGTTTGAAAAAGAAGGGTACTGTTTATTAAGTGAAATATACATCAATGCTTATTTAAAATTAGAGTATGTTTGTATAAATGGACATAAACATAGTATTAGTTGGAATAGTTGGCAACAAGGAAAACGTTGCCCTTATTGTGCAGGTCAGGGAAAACCTAGTATTGAGTTCATTAGAAAAGAATTTAAAAAAGAAGGTTATAAGCTTTTAACAGTTAAATATAAAAATAATAAACAAAAACTGTTTTATATTTGTTCGAATGGACATGTTCATAGTATTTGTTGGAATGATTGGATACACGGGTATAGATGTCCTTATTGCGCTGGTGTGGCTAAAAAAAATATAGAATTTATTAAAGATGCTTTTTTGAGGGAAAATTATAAAGTATTATCAAATATATATATAAATAACAAGACTAAATTAGATTACATATGCCCAGATGGGCATAAACATAGTATTTCTTGGAACGATTGGGTGAACGGTTATAGGTGTCCTACTTGTGCAGTTATAAATAACACTGGTCCAAATCACCCAAATTGGAGAGGCGGTATTTCTTGTGAACCATATTGTGATGTTTGGTTGGATAAAGAGTTTAAGGAAGATATAAAGAAGAGAGATAATTACAAGT